TACCGGAAAAGAGTGGTCGATTCGTTTCCATCACTTGCATTAAATAGCGGTGATTGTTAAGCGGGGCAAGATTTCGGCTTTCTCGGCGTTTTTTCTGCACTGAATTGACCGTTTCACTCAAACAGTGGGCTAATAATTGAGAAGGTGGGAATAAATCTAGCACTTCTCGCATTAATTTTACTGCTCTTGAGTTGCTTAGCGCTGATTTATCCGGGCGAAATAGTGCAATGTATGAAACCAAAGGGCGGGCTACGCCATATTTTAACTCGGTGAGCAGCCCTAAAATTTCTCGCCCCGCTTCATCTTCTAAAAGTTGGTCTAAATGAATATCGGAGTGGCACACGGGACAGCGGCATAATTTCATAGATCACCTCTTGCTTGCCATTTTTTCAATCGCTCAAGCACTAGACTGGCCATATCATCGCGTAAAGCGCCCACATTAAGCACTTGAATATTCATCCCGCGCTTAGCGTAAATTGGGTTCACTACGCCGCGCACAAACGCATTGAGCGCGTTTTCTGAGCCGTCTCGCACAAGCCCTTGTTTGCTCATTTCAATCCAAATGGCGCGAATTTTGTACGCAATGTTGCTTTTTACAACCGCACTTTTCCCGCTTGGTGAATGATTTCGGCGGCTGGTTTTCTTAAATCCTTTGGCTTCCATTTCCGATTCCACTTTCATTAACTCAGCCACGCTCATTTCTTTGCATGATGTTTTCCCGGTAACGCGCTCAAGCATGGCGCGGTAGCTATATTCATCCATTGCCAGTTTTTGCTTGGCAATATGAATTAGCTGGATCAGCTTTGGTTTAGTTTTATGCATTGTTTATTCCTTTTTAAAACACATTATTCAGCCCACTAAAATCCCCCTCTTTTGTAAAGAGGGGCTAGGGGAGATTTAATAGGCTGTAAATGGGGTTTAGTCATCAGTAACCTGGATATTCAGATCTCAAAATCAGATAACAATTTGTCTTTAATTCAAAAATACTTCTCGGCAGAGCATTAATGGGTAAGGTTTTATAGGCTTTTCCCGTGTCGTCCATACCATACGGAACACCGATTGCACGCCAACATCGCGCGGCTTGTACTGCTACGCTTTTAATCACCTCTGAGTTAATCACAAAGCTATTTGGCCCAATGCGTTGTAACAAAATACCTCGCGCCATAAGCCTTTTAACCCGTCGTCTAAATTGACTTTCGCTTAATCCAGATCCTGCAATAAGTCGGCTTACACTCAATATTGCAAAGTCTTCTGCCTTTTTCTCTGCTTGATCGTCGCTATACGTGCCAACACTGCCACCGATATAATTCACTAAGGTTTCTTGCGCAATACGGTCTAATGTTTCGTCCCAAATATACTCAAGGATATGTTCATCTAGCACTTTCATACTTTCCCCAATCTCATTCTTAAACCTGGCAGTAAGTTTTGTACGTTGCCAACATAAACCGCTGCATGTTGATTTTGCCCTGTGCGTAACGCTCGGAGTGCGTGTGTGAGCTGTTTTGCCGCTTGTTCTAATTGCTCATCTAAGCGCATTTTTTCTTGCTCAGTCATACTTCCTCCACTTCAACCACGTCATCAATTTCTGTAATGGTGTGTGGTAGTTTATTTACATCGCATACATTTAGGTCGCATATGTCTAAAACTTGTTCGTTGCTTTCTGCTTCAACAACGGCTTCTACTAAACAGTAAAAACGGGCTATATATTTCGCCATGATTTCCTCCTAGAAAGGTTTTCTAATTACTCGGTCACAAAACGCGGCACGGCGTTTGCACCATTCTTTATTTTTTTGGCCGCTCGCATTAAGTTCTGCGATAGCCCATTGTTCCTTGGCGTCTTGTAAGTCGCCTTGGCGTTCACTTTTTGCTGCTTTTTCGCTGTAATATTTAAAGCGGTTGAATTTATGGATGTTTTCCATTTTTTTGTTTCCTTTTATGGTTGGTTAAAACTTATTATGAACGCCCCTTAAATTAGGGTTTAAAGAGCGTTTAAATAGGTTTTAATGTTTAATATATGTAGTAACTATCCAAGCAATACAGATACAAAATACACAAATGGTTATCGCGCCGCTCCAATTCATCACGCAACCTCCTGTTCAAAAGGGGTGATCACAAAATCTTCCACACCGGTTTTAATCGTTACACCCGCCACCGTTGCGGCTAATTCAGGCTCATTTAACATAGCCTCTTTGTTGATTTCTTCCTTGGTGCGAATAAAACGAACCAGGCCTAACGTGTGCAAACTTTCAATCACGCTCTCTGTGCCGCGAATACCGACTGACGGCGGGCGTTGTCGCCATTGCACTTCACCGGTGTTGAAGGTGCCTGTTTTGGTTTTGCCGTTTAATGTCAATTCATCTCGGCGGCTTTCACACCAGGCTTGCACCGCATCTTGTTTTGGCGCGAGCTTTTCTTTGATTGCGTTCATTAAAGGCGCGTATTCTTCGGTGATAGCGGCCAAGCGGTCGTTTTGTTCAATCGCTAGGCGTTCTAATTCGCGGTTTAAATCGCCGATCTCTTTAATTGCCACTTCCACTTCATCGCGCGTTTGATAACGCACTGCAAAGGTGTCGGTTTTAATTCTGGTTGGTTTTTTTGCCATTTTTTCCTCCTGGTTTTTAGTGTAAATAACTGCGCCAAATCACTTTTATGCCTTCCACCATCATTTGATATTCGGCAAAATGCACGCCATCGTTGCCTTGGATATACGCAAGCGCCTGGCCTGTTTTTTCAAATTTCTTCGTTAATGCGTTCGGCTCAATGCGTACGCGCGGTTTGATTTTGTCAAACTCAATGCTTAATACATGCAAACCCATTTTGTTTAACTCAAACACGCATTTTTGCGTTTGTGATAAGTAACCTAGGGCGATTTTGTTGCAGCCACCAAACACTGGATGTGGTTTAGTTTGCTCGCGCAAGGTGTTGTTTTTTGTAATGCTTGTCATTAGTTCGCTCCTTTCATTTGTGCTTGGGCGGTTAAAATTAGGTCTAGTGTGATGACAGTGCCTTGTCCTTTCGCTGTCATGCCGGCTAGGCGTAAATATTGCGTTAAAGCGCGTAAGCCGCCCGCCTTGCCGCCGATGTCATAAAGGACGGTCATTAAATCCTTGTCGGTTATATCAAGCCCCCAGGCTTGCGCGATGGCTTTAATATCGCCTTTTGTGCTAGCTTTAACGCCGCAGTTGTTACCAATTCGTGACCAAAGACGCGCGTATTCATGCGCCTGGTTCACGCCGCCTTGGATGCGGGTGTAAACTTTATCGTTACCAATTAATGCAAAGCCTACTTCGGCTTCTTCTTGGATAATTCGGATCTCTTCTAACGCGTCATAAGGAAGGTGGTCGCTTTCATCAATGATGACCAAACCCTGTGTGCCTTTGAGCTTTTTAGTAATTAGGCGTGATAGGCGGTCTTTACGGCGTGGCGCATCGTTAATACCTAACTCAAGGGCTAACTCATACAAAATACTGCTTAATGTTGCGCGCGCTGGGCTTGCGGTAATCATCCACACGTTTTGGTTGGCTTTTTTGTATTCTTGGCATGCTTTTGTTTTACCTACACCGCTCGCGCCGTAAACGGTCACCATGGTTGGCAAAATCTTGGCCATATCTAACGCTGAAAAAACTTTCTTGGCGGTCGGAATTTCGATAAAGTGCGGTGCTTCTACAAACACTTTTTCTTTTTTCTCGCGAGTTGAAAGCCAGTTTTTTAATGCAACTTCTACGTTTTCCACGTTCCCGGTATAAGTGCCTTTTAAATATGCACTCAAAGCCCCGGCTGAAATCCCAGCTTGTGCGGCAATTTCGCGCTGCGTGTGGACTTGGTTGTCTAAAAGTTGCTTGATTTGTTCAATTAAAGTCATGTTTAACGCTCCTTAAATGCGGCTTAAAGCCCTTTTTCTTCTTTAATCATGGCTAATCCTTTACGCCAGCCTTGTTCAAAATCGTTGGTTTCTTCATCGTCATCTAATACCGCTTCGTGTTTACGCACTGCGTTACCTTCTTGTCGGAATAGCTCGATGATTTTCGGTTCTAGCGGTTCTTCTTCCTCGAATTGAGGCTGATAACGCGCTGCTTCTTGTGCATTCATAGTGAGTGTGGCTTTCGCTTGGGCTTTCACCGCTTTCACCATTTGTTTGCGTGCTTTATCGTGTTCGCGGCCTTTCGCTTTATCGCCAAATGCCACCGCATCTGTACATTTCGCCTCGGCTAAGAACACACCATCCAAACCGTAAACCCACACTTTGTTGTGCAAGTCTTGCGGGTCGAATTTCACCACCACCTTGCGGTGCGCTGTGGCAATTAGCTCGCTCGCTAAATAGCGGTTTTTGCGATTATTGACCTTGCCACCAGCTTCTAACTCAAATGTGCCGTCTTTTCTCAATGTAACGGCTTCGCTCATCAACATTAAAAACCGCATTTGTTCTGCGCTTGCCTTGCGAATTTGCGCCTTGGCGTAATCGCGTTCAAACACTTGGCTGAAACTGTAAATGCCTTGGCATATTTCGGTTTGTCTGCCTTCGCGTTCATTGAAAGTGCGGATGCCATCTTCTATGGCTAAAATAAATGTGTCGTAATCTACGCCGTCTTTCCCGCCGTTATAGTTGTCAGGCTTGCTGTAAACATTTTCCCCGGCGTAAAAGCCAGCCAGGCTAGGGTGCTTATCAACTAACTCGCCTAAACCACCGTGTGAAAATGCACGTTCTATTGGTTTTGCCTGGCCGTGACCTTTGCCAAATTGCACCGATGTCCACAACAATTCGATGCCAAGCATTGGGATAATCCCGGTCACATCATCTTCTTTAACTTTGAAGCGGTAGCGGTTCTTAACGCCACCGGTCATCCATTTGTTTGCCGCTGCGCGGGTGTTATCAATGGTGCATTTTTTCGGGATGCCGTATTTCCAAATAAGATCCATCAAACTTAATCGGATGGTGTCGCTGTTTTCGCTTAAATCTACGCGGTAGGCGAGTATTTTGCGGGTGCGAATGTCTTGCCAAATCCAGGTTTTAGGGCGGACAATTTCGCCGTTATGCCAACGCACAAATACGTTGTGTTGATAACCGTCGCCGTTAATCCACTCAAGGGCTTCAATTTCGGCCACAGTGCGGCGCATTGATGGGTAATATTGCATAACTGCATGGTCACCTTCGCGTAATTGCACTTGCACTAATTTCGGCACTTCTCGCGCGATTTTGCGCTTAATGCTGCTCGCTGATGGAATTGACCAGCCGTTTTCTCGTGCGGCGCGTTTTAAACGCTCGTAACAGCTGCCAAATTGCGGGCATTCCGGTCTAAAATAGTCGGCCTTAAATGCCTCCCAGGCTTCTTCTGTGAAGTCTGCTTCTTTGCCAGCTTTTTTGTTGCTGTGTTTATCCAACAATAAAGGAAGCCAATCCGGGCGTTCAAAAGACCGCACTTTGTAATACCAACGTTTGAGCGACCCTTTCGCGATTTCATACTCGGAAGAAACCGCATCAAGCGCCATCATTAATGCCACGTTATTTCTCACTAAATCGTCTAGCTTGTGCAGTGGGGCGAGTTTCGCTTTTGCTTCTTCCTTTTGTTTATCGGTCGCTTTTTCATAAGGCTTCCAAATAACTTCCGGTAGGTAGTTGAGTTCTTTTTTGGCTTTCGGCGCTTCTGCCATAACAGGCGTCGCGTTTTGCTTTAATAAGATCTCGGCTTGAGTTTCTTGTGGTAGTGAAGTGAAGGCATATTCATAACCAACTCCACGAATACCTTGAACCTGTCTTTTTTCCCAATTTCCAGTGCGCGCTTTTTTATTAACTCCTTGCGGAGAGCTTGGCATTGTTTCTAAAGTTGCTAGTTGTTGGGCTGAAATCCACATGCTCATAAATCCTCCTACTCGTAGCGAGTTGGCCATATTTCCTCGGGAGTTTTACCAATAAAATCTGCGATGATCTTTTCGCCCTTTGGATATTTTCGGTCGAGCGCGTTTCCTAATGTTCTAGGATGTAAACCAGCTTCAACTGATAACTGAGATAGAGTTTTTCCTTTCTCTTGTATCATTGCTATGATGTATGCTCTGTGCATATTTTTTTTGTTCTTTCTCATAATGTGTTATCCTTACTCTTTAGATTAATTCCCAGGTGTTATTCTTTGGAAACTATGGAAACTATACACCTGAGTTTTCAGAAACTCAAGTAGTTTCTGAAAAATAATTAAACATTTTTGAATCGGCTTTTAAAGTCCTTTAATAATCAAATGTTTATATTTTAGAAACTAGCCAGAAACATAAGTTTCTGAAAGGTGCCATTATGAGAAACTCTAAAGAATGGTTTTCGGCAAATGAATTGAAAGACATTGCCGGGTTGCCAAATTCACCACAGGGTGTAAACAAAAGGGCAAGGACGCAGAATTGGAAAAAACGAGAAAGGGACGGAGTGCAAGGTGGCGCGCTTGAGTACCATGTATCATCACTTCCACCATCTGTGCAAAGGGAATTAGGCTTTTACCCCGATGAAATTCGAGTCCAGGATATTGCAGAAACAGCGGGGCGTTATGCCAAAGAGGCAATAAATAAGGCCACTGAGCTTGTTAGCGTGCCATTTTATAAGACATTTGCCTCTGCGGGCTTTGGTGCGTTTAATGATGACGTGTATGAACCGGATGATTTTGTGGGGTTAAGCTCGCTCTGGTTGCAACAACGCGGACTTCAAAAGAATAAACTGGCATTTATTCTAACCTCCGGCGATAGCATGACCCCAACAATCCACCACGGCGATATGTTATTAATCAACCGTGCCGTAACCACGCCGCGTGATGGGCAGATATATGTTATCCGTTCGGGCGATCAGCTTTGGGTTAAGCGCGTCCAGGGTATTCCTGGCGGCATTCGCTTGATTAGCGATAATAAAGAAATCTACGCCCCGATAGAGCTGATGTTTGAAGATAATTTAAACTTTGAAGTGCTGGGCCAGGTTGTGTTTATAGGCCACGCCTTAATTTAAAGATTTAAACCTAAATTTAAAGGCATTTAAACTGCGTTTAATGTTTCCCATTTTTAGCGGTTAAACTGCCAATATTTAGAAAAATTTTCTCATTTCATTATTTCTATTTTTTAACTAATAAAAAAGGGGCTGGCACGCCGCCAAGCCCCGTTTTATCTATATTCATCCCGCTTATTCCCGAAAATTCCCGCCCAATCCCTATTTGTTTTTATGTTTCTCATA